CTCTAATATTACAGAACATTTCATGACATTGCTCGGGCGTAGCTCTCCCTTCTAACAGTTCACATCTTAAAGCCTTAAATTGCTCAATTTGCTCAGGTGTAGAACACATGCTTGGATTGATAGGCATCATATCCGGACCTTCTCCGGTTACGTCTACATCCCAAATATTTCTATTTGCAGCATCTTCAAGCTGTGCGCGAGCATCTACTGGAATAAGGTTGCCTATGTTTTTGAAAAACCTTCCGACGGAGTTTCTATTAGGAATTCCTTCTCTAAATTCAGGGTACTCATATTCAATCAAGTGATCTACAATCTCTAAGAATATTGGAGATGGGCTGCCTAAAAGAGCATTTGTCATTTCAGAAGTTGTCACAGAAGAGGATAAGTCTATACCAAACTGAAGTGTTCTGTCTCTGTTGGCAAACGCTGCGGATCCGAGTCCAAGCTGGCTCATGAGATCTAAAATAGTATCTTCCACCTGTTTATCATCAGCTTCCGGACCACAAATAGTTTCTTTAATTACATCTGCTAAGTTTGCGGTACCGGCAATTGCACCAGGAAGGGCTCCGATGATTGCCCCACCGACTTCAAGTGCTTTACAAATTGCATTTCCAATTAACTCACAAATCTTTACCATTAATACCATTAATATTTTCCAAACAAGTTGCATAATAATAAACTTTGCAATTATCCATATAGCTTGCGTAATATCTGCAAAATCAGGAAAATATTGTAAGGGGCTCTCAAGTCTTGGAAGAGAAAATTCCATCATCCCATTACAGAATGGGAAAATAATTGATTTAATGAAATCTGGGAAAGAAGGATTGAGGAGTGGCGGGTTTGGGCAATCCAACATTCCTATAATAGCAGCGATAATCTGTGAACCTGGGAATTTATTAAGTTCATCGAGCAATTCAAAAAGATTGTCACTATAATATTCAAGGAGAGCTTTTATATAAGCCTGCATAATGTTGTCCACAGGGATTCCATTTAAGCCACCAGCGGCGCGATCATTTTGTTGCACCAAGGTTCTTTCATATTTTCCAGGAGCATTTCTTTGGGTATTGGGCGTAGGCACCATTCCTTCAAAGTTGTCTTCCTTGAGTTCTTCTCTCTCTTTATCAATAACCGACTGTACTTCCCATGGCTTAGGAATCGCACCTGTATTTGTAGAGAAGAAGCTTCCCTCTTTTAATTGCTTCTCAACCATAGCACCAAGCTCTCTCTGCTTGTGCTCTGGAAGTCCTCCAAAAAGATCTCCAAATTGTTCAATACCCATGTTTTGAAGTGCTGCCATTAGCATCTTTGAAAGAGCTTCGTCGAGGGTTAGTCCACCCGTTAAGCACTGAATTACAGATTGTAACAGATCGAAGAGTCCGCATATTTTTATTCTTTGAAAGCCAAACTTATACATGGTTGCCATAAGAGATGAAACACTACCTAAGTTCGAACTCGATGCAACAACCGACATACACAACATAACGAACACATTGTCATCTTTCGAAAGCTTGGCAAACGCTTGCTCGGATGCCATTCCATATGCCTTAGTCATATCCATAGAGCCGTCGCCTGGATATAGTCCTGCTAAAAAGTCGTCAGACAGTGATTCGTTAATGCTGTCTCTGCATATAGACTTTCTCCAAAGATAAGCAACAGCGTCACCTATACTAAAGACTTCATCTAAAATATCTTGCCCTAATTCTTTAAACTCATCAGCAAGAGCATCAGCTACACAGGAGCCAATAGTTTGCTCAGTATTCTCTTCTTTTATATCAAAAAATATTGTTGGATATGTATACTTTTCAATAAAATCTTGCCATGGAGTTTGAACACGAGCGTTTAATTCACGAGCCATCTGAGGTAATTTGGTGAAATATGCCACGGCGGTTTGATCTTTCCAAGGCGATTGAGATCTCAAAGGCCTAAGTTTCTTTTTACCAAAATAGAAAGGTTTATTGCCGCAACCAACTGTCCATACTCTCATAGACTGCAATTCATAATCATCAAAAACAAACTTTAATTTGGTTACAAGCGCATCTGTACTAAAGATTCCAAAAAATTGTCCGGGTAATCTAAAATTCTTTGAGTCAAGGAAGGCTTCCAAATCGTTCATGAGAGAGTGCATGATGCCTTCTCCCAAAAATCCAGCATCGCCATAATCTTCAAGATTAAAAATCGTACGATTTGCTTTATAGTACGCGTTACCTTCACCTATTGAACGATAAACTTTAAGGAGCCTGCCGTACATATCCAGCCCCTTTCTAACTCTGATAATTTGAGTAGTCAGTTGGGCAGCATTAAATGTTACCTTGATCGTTCCCGGCTCCTCATCTTCAAATGGCTCAGCTTCTGGTTCGGCATCGGGCAGTTCATATATTACGTCAAAAGGAACTGAATATAATAATTTTAACCTTGTATTTGGATGTGGATCTAAATCATATCTATCGTAAAATATATGTTCTCGAACTTTTTCTTTAGAAGAAAAACTTTCATCTTTATCGTAAAAATTTAAAATGCTATCGATTGCTTCTTCTTCAAATTCTTTGAAATTATCGTCTACATCTGGCTTTATTGTTGTATAAGGAGTAACTTTTGTTACTTGATAAAGACACTTTTTCTCATTAAGAAATGGCTCATCAATATTTCTATTAAGCCATTGAGGATTAATAGCGGCAGGATTGGGAGTACATGGACCCTTACACGGTGATTCAGGGGTTGTAATTAAATCATCACAAACGTCAATCAATCCGTCGTTATCGACATCCTGAAACCTTAAAAATTTTGATTCTGCCATTTTGTTTTCCTGTTCTTGATTATTAAGTTAAAAATATGTTTGGACTATTAATATATCTATATCCCGAAGGAACAAGATAGTATTGCTCCCACATTGTTGCCTTAACTCGGGTTGCCCATAAATTTTGCAATGCAAAAGAAAGCATACCGCCGGCAGCAGGTGGTCCTTGAGCAGCGTTCCATGGGCGCCAAGGATCAATTGAGTTTGTTATATTATAGCCAGTCTGAATTAAACACAAGTTGTAGACTGCAGACCATACGTTGCCCATTATTTCATTTAGTTCAGTTAGTGCTTTAGTTAAATTCTCTCCCTTAACTGCTGCCTGTAGGTATGGCACCGTTTCGATGGGATTTTTCAACCCTCCATACACCCATTTTTCTTCAGAATAATTTCCAGCAATTAATTCTATAGTAGGAGCAATTGTGCTTTTTCCACCAAAAGCATTCGTTTCTCCGCGAGAGCCATGTCCTTCGAAACCGCCGCCCCTACCTGTGCACAATTTAAAACTATTTCTAGCTATAATTCTCACATCGTCTGCTTTTATACCAATACCGGCGCCGGGACGAGTTCTTCCAGGAACACCGGAAGCAATACCAAAGTTTTCATCAATTTTTGTTAGCTGACTTATGTATATTCTTGCAGCATCCGCAGAGAACATGTTAGAAACAACCGATCCTTCTTTTGGACCTTCTCCACCCTTAGCACTAGCACCTCTACCGACAACTAAGTCTATGGTAGCAGAATTTTGATATCCCCTAGCGCCAAAGCCACTAAAAATTGTACTGGGGCGATCGGTACCCAAAACAATTGACGCGCCGGCGTGCTGAATCATTGATTCACCTGCAGCTAATTTAAACTGCAATGGCTTGTTGGGCACCAGCGTGTGGAATATTCCAGAATCAGCTGGAACACCAATTACGGTACCCGGATTTTCTTTAATTGTAGTATAGAGAGTAGATTGTCCACCAACAGGAGTAAATGCTGGCTTTTTTGGATCAAAAGACATAAATATTACCTTTTATATTATATAAGTATCAAAAAAAACGTTTTTTGTATAGTTTAACTGAGTTGTCAATAAACCATTTTATGCTTCGCTTTCTCCAAATTCATCATCATATCCCCCAGTATCGCTTTCACCGAGTTCTTCTGAGGCAGCGGTGGCACCGCCATAGTCTGGCTGTAACGCCAGTAAAGAATTGCGAAATTGTGTTACTGTGCTGTTCCAGTTTCTTTCAATTACTGTTCCATCCCTGACTATTCTTCCCGTTGCTTTTAGCTGCACTAATTCAGTTTTTGTTAATTGAGTATTCCAATTAGAATAATAATTCCAAGTTAACGTTTCCGCATCTTCAGAAACACTATTGCCGGCAAGCTTCTTATATCCTCTAGCCATTTTTTTCTCAATTATTTTACTAAACGCAGTAATTCCTTTTTCCAGAGTATCAAATCCAGCAAAAATTCTCTGTTCATTTCCACTGTCTAAGAAACAAGTTTGATAATCAAAATCGCTTTTTTTGGTACCAGAAAATCCTCTCTTATTGTCCAACTGTATGCCGGCGACGTTATTTGCAGGAAACTTAAAGCCGGGCTGCTCTTTGTTTAAAAAAGCCCACATTGTTTTTCTTAAATCCCTATTGCTTACTGTGGAATTGACAGCATTTAAAACTTGTTGTCTAGAATAAGAGAAAAATCTGGTAGGTTTTTTTGGCAAGTCTGGATATATCGATGGGCGGCATTTTTCAAACGTTGGATCATCCTTGGTGCCGCCGCGAGATGATTGCCCTGGGAGAGCACCGCCCTCTTCAAGATATTGAAAATTGTTTACCAAAGGTGAGCCTCCAGATTCATTAAAATTAGAACCCCCTCTTCCTTGCCCAGATATTCCTCGTTGATATTCCCCCATTTGCATATTTGGGGCATTACCCGTACCATTTTTTGGTAATCGAACTTCAATAATATCTCCTTGAGCTGGCGGAGTTACATTAAGAGAATATCTTGCCGTTACTGTAGTGTGGAGTGAAACTATTGAATCTCTCCAACTGTCACCATATCTCTCTGATGCTGGACCATTAATGAATGAGGGATCTAAAGGATCAGGTAGATATTTGTGAGGTGAATTTTCTCCTAATATTCTTACCTTTAATTTGTAATTAACACCCGAAGCTTGTTGCGCAGACTTTAGTTTTGTTGCAGCACCATGCGTAGCACCTTCCGTTACTGTCATTTCTTTTGCTACCGTTAGCACAACTGCAGTGAAAACATCTTTATCGCTATAGGCATCAAATTTAATCGCTTCCGCGATTGAATACCTCATTAAGTCCAGTTTTCCGTCTACGGTAGATAAACCTTTTTTGTCTAAAAAATCTTTAGCCACTGTTAGATGTACCTTGAATTATATCGTACAAATTAGTTTTGTCTTCATCGCTCAACTCTTCCGATAATGTAGCGTTTTTTTGCTTTATATTGATAATTTTCACAAGCTGCTCATTAGAACGCTGCATTGTTTCAATGTGCTTGGCGGCAACAGGACTTAGACTTCTGTTATTATCAGAGTCTGCAGCTATTTGATTTGCTATTTCATTTAAGAATTCTTTAGCAATTTTTCTATCACTGCGGATATTTTCCAGTGCTTCTCCTATGAGATTATCTAAATTTTCGTTGCTCATATGTCGCCGTTCTCCCAGCCTGACTTGAAATTTGTATAACGCTTTCTAAATTTTTTTAATGAATTTACGATTTGTTTGGTGTTTAATCCTGTTATTTCTCGCAGGTAAAGATAAATAGCTTTCTTGTTAAAAATTTCTATATCATCTTTAGATTCAAAAAGTATATTAATCGCCTTATACACTTTTAAATCATTGTCTTTCATTTGATTTTCATCCCAAGATTTAATCTCTTCGTGAAAAGATTTCCAAAATTCCGCGGTTTCTCTCTCTTTGATGTACGAATCATCTGTAGACAGATATTGTTCTTCGTAGTGTTTTGCTATATTATCAAAATCAACTTCTCGCATATTGCGCTTCTGTTGTCTTTTTACTTTATGTATAAACCAGTTTTTTGTGATTACGCTAAAATACGAAAAGGCTTTGGAGCCTTTGCTTTGATCATACTTGTCTAATATTGTCATTAGCCAAATTTTACATTCATCCCTTAAGGAGTCTATATTTGGTAAATTAGTGAACTTATAAGTAAAAACGATCTTGTCAACCATTTCATTAAACGCCGGCTGGATGTACGTTACGTAAAGCTCTGTTCTTTCTCTGATACACGTAGATTTTGAATATCTAACAATCGCATCTTCATGTACTTTTGTAAAATAATGATTTTTCTTTCTTCTAGCTCTAGTTTTGGGTTTCGGGCTCAATTTCTATTTCCTTTGTCTCTGATTCTGCTACTACGTCTTCTTCCGTTAGTGCATAAATATACTCAAACGTATCTAAATATTCATTAAAAGAGCGAGCGTGATTCATCAAATGTTGTAAAGTATCATCTCCATAAAACATTTCTAATTCATAAACCTCTTTTGTGTGAGCAGCTAAAGAGTCTGCCATATCTTTGAGATCACCCAACTCGGATGATACAGAAAGCAATTGTAAGACTACATTTCTCGCATATAAAAACACGCCTATATTAAAAAATATTGACAATGTTGATACACATATTAGGATTATTTCTAGTTTAGTCATGATAAGTTCTCCGGCTCATAATCAAATAATGAAAAATCCTCTCTGTAGTATTCTATAAAGCCGCGGTGTATGTCGGGTTCTTTTCTCAAAATATCATAAAACACTTCTTTATAAGATTGCGAGTTAATAGTCGACTCTGATGGGTTTCTGTGAACCATGTTTGCTGGATCTGGCATGCCGTTAGCATCTAAAAAATCACCCTCATGTTGAGTAACAAGACTAACTTTTTTTGTGCGGGATATGTTATGTTCTTGCATAAAACGCCATAATTCATTGTAATAATCCTCACATTGATACAAATGTGTCGTGTCGTTGTGCCACGTGGTTTGGGGCAAAAACATGCGATCTAGTTTTTTTGGATCTGTTTCAAATTCGTAATCCGTTGGTGCTTGTACTTTTCTTTCTATAATATATTGCAATGCTTTGTGGACACTGTTTTGAAAATCATCCATTCCAACCGAAAGGTTCCGTTTGGGGGAAGTATCCCACCCGCTCTTGTGGCGCTTGTTCTTATCATTAAACAGAAGAGTATCTTTCGGCGTGCGCCACTTAACAATACTTACAAATCTGGAGTATGGATTACGTGTGAAGCAGAATGTGCTATGGTTAGCATATTTTGGCAAAGATGTTATTTGTGGCGCCGTCATATGAGTTGTGGAGTACGATCGTCGGCTGGCTTCGTAGCCGTTTTCACTATCTACAAGCCTAAATAAGAAATCAGCTGTTGTTGTTCCATAATTTTTGGGAACATGTATGAATACCAACTTGCGATCCCACAGGGCATTGTTTGACGCCTTTTGTTCGGCTAGTCTGATTTTTTTAATTAAACTCACGAATTTTCTTTTTTATATACCTTTTCTTTCACTTCTCTCTTCATATCATCAAGAAGTTTTTTATTGTCTTCAATGTATTGCTTAGTGATGTCGCCAGTAGCTTGTCTTTTTGTGTTCTTATCAAAATGTAACGGTTTAGTCAGCAACTTGCTTACACCGGGGAGAGAACAAAGTGTGCACTCCTCCTGAACCTCTGACATTAGATGGTAGACAAAAAAATCTTCACCACAATTATTGCAATGATAATAATATTTTGGCACTATTTTACCATGTTAAGCAAGTCTTGTTCACTAATGTTTTTTTCATTAGAAACTCTAACTGTGGGCGGGTTTGTTACAACCAGCCCGTCTGTGCTTTCTACCAACTCAAAACCTCTTAAAATCGGCACTATGTCAAGCTCATTTAGCAATGATTCCTGAAGAGCCA